TGGCCTCCGGCACTCTCGGGACGATGGCGAATACCACCTCGAACAAAGCCTATCAGTTGGAGTTTGCCGTCACTGCCGCCAAGCCGTTCTTGAAGCTGTATGGGACGGGAGGCGGGAGCGGGACCGCAACGATGGCCTGTGCGGCTGTGGCTGTCCTGTATCGGGGGTCGCGAGCACTTCCTCCGACGCAGGATGTTACAGTGGCGCTCGCTTAATCTAAACGGGGAGACGGTCGAGCAGGCCTTCGGCCGTCTCCCCCAGGAGCATCCTATGCCAAAAGTCAAGGCCAAGGTCGGAATCCAGGGCAATGGCTGGGCCATCGACGCCGGAGAAATTCAGGAATGGGGCGAGGACCGAGCGGCTCTGTTCTTGAGATCCGGCGATGTAGAGCTTGTCGATGGACCGAAAGTCGAGGTATCTGCCGAGAAAGTGGCTGCTAAGAAAACAGCTGCTCGGAAGAAATGACCTATACCTCGGCCGTGCTGATCAAGGCGTATCTCGGTCCTCTGGGAACGGGCGATGATGCTTTGCTCGATGAGCTCGGCGATCGGGCCCAGAAGATCGTAGAAACCTACACTCAGCGGGTCTTTGAAGGTACGGGAACCTCCTCTCGGAAGTTCGATGCGGTGGCCGATGTGGATGATCGGACTCTGTTCTTTGATGAGGATGTGGTCTCCATCACTTCGATCACCAATCGGGCGGACGCGGATTCTGGGACAGAAGCCATCACCTCGGCGCATTATGTGACGATTCCGAGAAACAAAACACCGTACTTCGGAGTCAAACTCCTGGCCTCCGCGAACAAGGAATGGGATTACCAGGACGATCCCGAGATGGGGATCACGGTGGTGGCGAACTTTCGCTATTCCGTCACACCCCCAGAGGATGTGGTGCAGGCTACGACCCGGTTAGCGGCTTTCCTCTATCGGCAGAAGGATTCAAATGCCGATCTGGACCGGCCGCTCCTGACCGGAGACGGGGTAACGATCATGCCCTCCAGCTTGCCGCATGACGTGCGGCAGATCCTTGATCCGTACCGCAAGAGGTTTGTGAAGGCAGCATGACCCTCACCAGCTACAACACCTTCATCAACAACCTGGCGGATCTCGCGGTTACTGGGGTTCAACGAAAGCTGGATGGACCGCCGACGAGAGGGGATACCGCGGATCTTCCGCTCTCCTTTCCTCGGGCGGTGGAGGGATCGGAAGGACCTCTCACTGTAGAGACTTCTGGGGGCTGGCCGACCTTCCGAGGGCAGCTGGTGATCTTGGTAGAACCGATCGGCCAAGGGACGGTGCCCTTGAACCATGCGGCGGTGGTGGATCTGATCGACGCTCTCTCTACGGCACTCCGAGCGATCACACCCATCCATGCCAAAGCTCTGGGCAGAGGCCCGATTTCTTGGACTGTAGCGTTATCCTCAAATGAGGTCGTCGGCGAACAGCAGTATTGGGCGCTGGTGACAACGGTGGAGGGACATGGCTAATCAACGGTTTCGCGTATTGGCTGGATACCTCGCTATGGGCGATACGAACATCTATCGCGACAGCGAAGTGGAACTAGATCCGAATAAGGAAGGGACCAAGATCCTGCTTGAGATGGGCGCCATCGAAAAGGTGAGCGCGACTGCGAGCTCGAGTTCGAGCGCGGTTCCTTCCATTCCCAAACCCAAGGAGTAGCAGATGGCCCAAACAACTGGCGGGGTTAGTTTCGTCAATGCGAAAGTGGAATACTCCACCTCCGGATCGTCCTTCACGGACATCTCCGGGTTTGCCAATATGGTGGAGGTCTCGGGCGGCGATCGTCTTGCTGGTGAGGTCTACACCGCGGATGGCGACATCGGGATCGTGACCTTCGGGAAACGGACTCCGATCGACCTCGGGTATACCTGCGTCTGGACTGAGGGAACTTCCGATCCGTTCGAGCGTTTCCGTGGTTATCACCAGACGGCTGATGGCTCCCAGGTCATTCTCCGGTTTTCACCTCAGGGTGGGGCCGGGACTGGCAAGATCAGCTTCACGGGGACCGGGAAGATCACGACCGCCCCGTGGATCGGTGGGGATGCGGGAAGCCCAGATCCTCTGACGTTCTCGATCGTGGTCCGGACGGCCAATATCTTGAAGGGCGTCACTGCATGAGGCTAGAACATAAGAAACTCGGCGTGTCGGCCGAGCTTCAAGACGAGCTGCTCCAGCGGCATGTCGAGGCGTACTTTGTCGCCTTGCGTGACTTGGGGGGAGAGAAGAACTTGGATCTCTCCACCCCTCAGCGTCTCGGGAATTATGTGCGGGCCGGTTGCAAGGCAGGGATCTTGAATACCATCCATGCTGAAGATGTGGATGGGATGAAACCTGCGGCTGTGGCCTGGCTTGCCCAGAAGCTCGATTCGCATATCGCGCAGGCGCTGACAATCCCCCCGGAATGATCCGGGCGGCGGTGCGGTACGCCAATGGGGAAGGTGTGCCGCCGCCCGAACTCTCCCGCTTCCTCCGCTGGCGCACCTGGGGAATCCTTCCGCGGGCGGGCGGAACGGATGACCAGCGTGCCGGCGAACTCGACCGGATGCTGGCTTGCGCCAATTCGTATGACATCTGGCGGATGCACACCCACGATAGAAAACTCGACAAGATGAACGCCGATCAACTCAAGATGCTGGCGGCCCTAACGGAGCTCATGCAAGATGGCTGAGAGCAAGCTGTCCATCGTTCTGGAGGCAAAGGATAAGGCTACCCCGACCCTGAATAAGTTCAATCAGGGTCTTGGTGAGACCGCCAAGAAGACCGATCAAGCGATGGCGGGTTTCAAAGATTTCACCAAAGTTCTGGGAGCAGGGGCAGCGGCCATCTTCACGGTCAGTAAAGGTTTAGATGCGACTATTGGATCCTACGTCCAATATGGTCAGCAGGTCCGAGAGCTCTCAACCAATCTTGGGATTTCTACCGAGGAAACCAGCCGACTGATTCAAGTATCGGATGATTTCAAAATCTCCGTTGAGGAGGTCCGTACCTCGCTGCAGCTGGCGGCTAAGAATGGCTTTGAACCCTCTGTTGAAAATCTAGCTAAGTTGGCTGATCGACTTCAGGCTATGGAAAGTCCTACCGAGAGGGCGGCCGAGCTCTCGAAGATCTTTGGGCGCAATTGGGCGGTCCTGAATCCCTTGCTCGCTGAAGGTGGCGATGCTCTTCGAGCGAACGCGGCATCCATTGAGGATAATCTGATTCTCAGTGCAGAGTCCGTAGCAAAGACTCGTGAATGGGAACTCGCGTTGGATGAATGGCAGGATCGGGTAGAGGCCGCCAAGATCGGGGTTGGCTCATTCCTAGTTGAAGGACTCTTACCGTGGTTTCACATTGCCGAAGCCATGCCTGCGCTCATAGAAGATATGGGAGAAAAGCTGGAAGATAGTATTCCTGCCGAGAGTCAAATCGGACGGTGGCTTCGGATGGGTCAGGTGGGACAAAGCGCGGGAGAGGATATATCCGAGGCTTTGGAGGGCATCAGTGAAACGGCTGCAGAAACCATTGAAATGCTGCCCGAACAAATTGACGAAGCCCTCAAGCATCTGGCCTTGCTCGTTCGGACAGACATCCAGGAAGATTTCTTCGATACTCGGGAGGAGATCGCGGGTCTCAACCAAGAACTCGAGGATCTGGGCCAGCAAAGGATTGACGATAAGTTCAAGCTAGAGGCAAAACGGCTTGAGGATTTAGAGCAAGCCAAAGACCACCTGAAAGAACTCAAAGATGACCTACTTCTGGCTAGGCTCAGGATGGGCGATTTCACCGATGCTACTAGCCAGGCCACTAGAGTTGCAGCCGAGATGGAGATCAGCCAGCTCACCGCGGAGATTAAAGAACAAGGCACGGCGATCCAAGAATTAGGAAGTGTCAGTGTAGAAGAACTGATCGCATTGGATGAAGAATATAACGAAAGAACTGCATCGATCAAGGAGAAGATCGAGAGCATCACCGAGGCCTGGGATGCACAGACCAAGCGAATGATCTTTGATCTGGCACAGCAGCGACTCGCACAAGGCGGATTCACCGAAGAGGAATTGACTGCCTTG